CAGCATTTTTGCATGATAAGTAGGGGAGTAGAAACACCTAATACTTGGACAGTTACAACCAAACTAGGCGGAGTGTTTAAAGACAAACCGGAAGTAAGAGCTGAATTTTTAAATAACGTAAAATGATATTCAACAAAATTAAACAGCTAAAAGAGGAAGGTAAAAAGATCGGGATTACTTTTAGTGCATGGGACCTGCTTCATGCGGGTCACATTGCTATGTTAGCTGAAGCTAAAAATCACTGTGACTACTTGATCGCTGGTTTACAAACTGATCCAACTATTGATCGACCTGATACTAAAAACAAGCCCGTTCAAAGTATAGTAGAACGCCAAATACAATTAAGTTCATGCAGGTTCGTTGATGAAGTTGTGGTTTATCAAACTGAAAGAGATTTGGTTGACTTGCTGTTGATTTTACCAGTAGATGTGCGTATACTTGGTGTAGAATATGAAAATAAAGATTTTACTGGTAAAAAAGAATGTTTAGAAAAGGGCATAGAATTAGTGTTCAATAGTAGAGACCATAGCTTTAGTTCAAGCAGCCTAAGAAAAAGAGTAACTGAATCGGAGAGAAAGAATGGGTAAGTTTTATAGTACAAAAACATATGGCAATGATAGGGGACTAAGCTGTTGTTTTAGACAGTGGCGTTCTACTCACAGTCATTGTAGTTTATTACATGGATATTCAATAGGTATTAAATTAGTTTTTGAGTGTGATAATCTAGATGAACGAAACTGGGTAATGGATTTCGGTGGTCTAAAAGAATTCAAGCAATGGGCTGAGTATATGTTTGATCATACTCTTCTTGTTGCTGAAGATGATCCAGAACTACAATTATTTTTGAACATGCCAAAACACGTAGCTGACTTGCGAGTAGTATCAGCAGTAGGATGTGAGCGTTTTGCTGAAATGGCATATAATAAAATGTCAGAACTGTTAGACAAAAGCGAAAAAGCGGGTACACTTTTGAATCCTACAGTTAGAATAAAAAGTGTAGAAGTTTTTGAACATAGTGCCAATTCGGCAATTTATGAAGGATAATATGAACACAGTAACGTTATCAAACTCAGATGTACAAAAAATGACTATGGATATCATCAGACAAATAACTTTGTCTGGATATAAACCTGACTACGTTGTGGGTATTACGCGAGGTGGTTTACTTCCTGCACTTTTAATCAGTCAGTATTATAATGTGCCAATGGAAACATTGCGAGTTAGTTTAAGAGACCATGCGCAACAAGAGTGTAATGCTTGGATGCCTGAACATGCTTTTGGCTACTTGTCAACTGAAATAAGACAAACTGAAAAGTCACGTTGGGACGTATCACGTAGAAAGAATATCTTGATTGTAGATGATATCAATGATACGGGTGAAACTATCAAATGGATTAAGAAAGACTGGGAATCGTCATGTATGCCAAATGAAAGGTATGCCTGGGATACAGTATGGAATCATAATGTAAAGTTTGCTACATTGATAAACAATGAAGCCAGCGACTTTAAAGATATAGCCTATACTTCTTTGTCTATTAACAAAGCTGAAGAAGATTCTTGGATAGAGTTTTCTTGGGAAAACTGGTGGAAGTAATGTATGTACCCAAAAAGTTAAAATGGGACACACTTGGTTCTTTTAAAAAGTTTTTAGAAACAGAAACTACCGAAAAGGTTGTAATTTACAACGGTTATGAGATAATAACAGAAACTACTAGATACGGTTTGTGTGATAGTCAGTTATCATGCAGACCGGTAGAGAACCCGACCCTGAAAACTAAACGAGATACAAATGTCTAATATAAAGATCAGCGAACTATTTTATTCAGTACAAGGAGAAGGCAGATATACTGGTGTACCAAGTGTATTCTTACGAACATTTGGTTGCAACTTCACTTGTTCAGGATTTGGTATGCCTAAAGGTGAAATCAGTAACGAAAGAAATCTAATTCATCCTAAAAGCTATAAAAACTATAATGACTTGCCATTAGTTACGACTGGTTGTGACAGTTACGCAAGCTGGGATGTAAACTTTAAACACTTATCCCCTAAACTTACTACTGATGCGATTGCTGAAGCAATAGTTAATCTGTTGCCATTTAAAGAATGGCGTGACGAACATTTGGTTATTACTGGTGGTGAACCTTTGTTAGGGTGGCAACGATCTTATCCTGACTTATTAAATCATCCAAAGATGCAATCATTAAAAGAGATTACGTTTGAAACTAATGGCACACAACCATTGTTTAAAGAGTTTAGACATTACTTAAGGAATGAGTGGGCGGCTCAGCATTGGGATAGAGAAATCACATTTTCAGTAAGTCCTAAATTAAGTTGTTCAGGTGAAAAACGTGAAGATGCTATTATTCCCGAAATCGTTGTAGATTATCAAAATGCAGGATACACTTACTTAAAGTTTGTTATAGCAACCGATGAAGATGCTATGGAAGCTATAGAAGTAACTGAATTGTATAGAAAAGAAGGGTTCAAAGGTCCTGTTTACTTGATGCCAATCGGTGGCGTAGAAAGCGTATATAGGTTAAACAATCAACGGGTAGCTGAACTAGCTATGAAACATGGATTAAGATACAGCGATAGACTTCATATCCCGCTTTTTGGGAATAGGTGGGGAACATAAAAACATATAACAAAAGAATTGGATTTTTAATAAGCGACCAGCATCTTATCCCTCACGGCGGGATAGGCCAGTTTGCTAAAGGTTTTACTGAAATGTGTGCAAGACTACAATGGAAAGTTGATATCATCGTAGATAAAAAACCTACTAACGAGTTTAGTGAACTGTTGCAGTCATTAGGTGCAAACATTGTTTATCCTTCAGACAACCTTAGATACACTGACCATACTAATACATTTGCATTTAGTGATACTATTAACTTTGAAAAGATAGTAAACTTTCGCAAATCTATTATTATCGGGTTTGAAACAAACATTTATGATATGCTAATATGTAACACACAGGAAGCAATGTCTGCTGCTTATGCAATGACTCTAAACAGCTACATACCAATCGTGTTCTATACTCATTTACACAGTATGATCTTTAGAGAAACACAAGGTAGTGATGTTTTTCTATCAAGTTATCACAACTTCTATAACAAGCACATGGAGTTTAGTGATATTATTATAGGAACACAAAGTCAAAAAAATATCAACGAATTAACCAAACATGGTTCTACTAATTGTAAGCTGTTAAAAATGCCAATGAGCGAAAGACAATTACTAGAACCCTATGCAGGAACTAAATCGGGTGTGTTGTTTATCGGCAGATGGGAAGAAGGTAAAAACCCTGAAGCATATATTAAAGTGATGAAAGAGTGTAAGTTACCCTGCAAAGTAATGACTAATTCCAACGGTGCTAAAAAGTTTGAAAAAGCTTTTAAAGAAGCAGGTATAACAGACTATCAAATAAAAGCAGGTATAGTGGGTAGTGAAAAAGTAGACTTTATTAAAAGTTCTAAAATATTTTTCATGCCTAGTTTAAGAGAAAACTATCCGTTTGCCTTTTTAGAATGTTTAGGACACATGCCTTGCGTAGTTCTAGATACTCAAGATTGGTCAGATAACTTTGATAGCAAATTCTATCATAAAACAAGTTTATCACAAGCACATGAATATATCTTGGCGTTAGCTGGTATTAATCAACTTCCTGAAGCTTTGGATTACGTCAGATCGTTAGATGATCAAGTTGCAGAAGGCTGGGAACAGTTGTTAGTTGACTTTAAAGCTAAACAAGCAAAAACTAATACAGCTAAGATAAACACTTACGAAACCGTAAATTACAAAGACTATATAAAAGACCTCAACAGAACACAAATAGCAAGAGAGGACTTTGAAAGCGTATTATCTAATAAACACAAGTTTAGAGTAATATATACAGATCAAGATACATGGTTAACAAAAGATTTAACTTTTGTACCAACAGATGATACACCAAATGCATTATTTGAAGGATTATAATGAAAAAGATTTTAATTACAGGTTGCTCAGGGTATATTGGTTCACATCTTTGCAAACTATTAGAAAACGAATATGAAATACATGGTTTAGATGTTAAAGAACCTCAAGTACCTATCAAAAAGTTTTATCAAGTAGACATTACTAGACTGTTTACTATCCCAGATCAAACTGAACCATATGACGCTGTTATTCACTTAGCAGCATTAGTTAATGTAGGGGAAAGTGAACAAATGCCTATGCTGTACTATTTTACTAACCTAAATGGTACAACAAATGTAATGAATAAAATACCAACTAACAACTTTATATTTGCATCTACTGGAGCAGCGGTTGGGTGTGAATCAGCATATGGTATTAGTAAACGGGCAGCAGAAGATTGTGTAAGAGAAATGTGTACTGTACACAAGCCAATGGATTATACTATTTTTAGATTTTATAATGTGATCGGTAGTCATTATGGTATCAAGCCAACTAATCCTGACGGCTTAATGTATAATTTAATGAAAGCACGAGACACTGATGAGTTTACTATCTTTGGTACTGACTATAGAGAATCATGGGACGGTACAGCGGTTAGAGATTATGTACATGTTATGGAAATATGTACTGCATTAAAGTTAGCTATTGAAACTCCTAGTAACAAAGTAGAAAGCTTAGGGCACGGGATCGGTCACACTGTAAGAGAAATGGTTGATATATTTAAACAAGTAAACAACTGTGACTTTAAAGTTAAAGAAGGTTCTAGGAGGAAAGGGGACTTACCATCAAGTGTATTAGAAAATGTTTCACCGTATATGGTAGAGTTGTATACTGTTGAACAACTGCTTACTTTAGATAAATAGTACAACTGACAGGTAACTTATTATGGATTTTAGAAAACTTTTAGATATTATTAATGAAGCGGCAGAGTCGCTTCCGGGGTCAACTGCTGGCGTAGAGATAATGTCACCAGAAGAATTCGTACAAGCTGAACTAAGTGATGACGAGATTTCGGAAGATGAAGTTGTAGACGAAGCTACGAAACTCTCGGCTCCTTCTAGAGAATTTGGTGATCAAGAATTTCAAGATTATATGAAAAGAATCATAGGAACACCTGACTTAGATAAACAAGGTAATCCTAAAGTAGATAAGAAAGGTATTGAAAAGTATGTATCGGGTAAAGAAAAGACAGATAGATATAAATTACCATACATGCACCGATCTAGCGTAATAGAATATTACGATGCGGCGGGTAACAGATATGACGAAAAGAAAGTTATTGATGTGTTGTCTCAAAGACCAAAAGAACTGTTAAAAGAAAACGAAAAAATGAAACACTCCAGCGGAGAACTAGAACAGTTCTTTAACGTTGGTTTTGCTGCGTTAACTGGTATCGCAGTTGATGAATCAGATAATAAATTGATTATCGTAAATACATGTCCGGGTGCTGGATCATGTAAAGTTGATTGTTTTGCTATGAAAGGCGGAAAGATTCAGTTCAAGAACGCATGGATAAGCGATGGTAGAATATTAACATATTTGTTAAATGATCCAGACGGGTTCTTTAATCAATTGAAAACCGAAATTGAAAAAGAAAAACGTTTAGGAGATAAAAACGGATATCGTGTTACTATTAGATGGCACGATGCTGGGGATTTCTTTAGTCCGCAGTATATGGATTTGGCATTTAAAATGGCTCAATCTATACCTGATGTTAATTTCTATGCTTACACTAAAATCGCTGGAGCAGCATTAGGAAAGAAACCAGACAACTTTATGATAAACTGGAGTGAGGGTGCTAGTAAACAACAAGAAAGACAAGTTAAAGCAACTGATCCTAACTTAGAAAAAACAAAGAACTCTAGAATTGTTCCCGACGAATTATTCAAAGATTTGTTGCTCAAGAAAGACGGAAAGTTGGAAAAGGGACCAAGTGGACAATGGCAACTTCAGCCAGGAACATTAGATACTCTTAAAGACAGACTAGCAATTAAATACGGTTTAAATAAAAATACTATTCTTAGCTATGATGAATGGGAGAAAAAGGGTAAAGATTCTATAAACAATATATGGAATGTTATCATTGCTCCCGGTGAACCCGATCTAACAGCAAACTCTCAGGGCGTACTAAGTACCCTACTCTTAAAGCATTGATATGTAAGGGGTATAATAATATACCCCTTTCTCATCAAATCTATTGACATTTCTAAATAACCGTGTATACTTAACTAGTCTATCATTATACTGGGTATCTACAATGATCAAAAAGATTGGATTTGCGTGTAAATTTGTAGCAATCAACAAGAAAGGTCTTGTTGAAAGTGTTGAAGGTCTTAACACTGGCGGCACTACTCTTACTTACTTGAAAAAAGTGGGCAAGAATGTAGCTGAACGCAAAATGTGGGAAGTAATGGAAACTAACATCAAACACACACATAATCTTGTTATGCGTGTTGCTAAACTTCCACTTGAGCTTAGAATTGTGAGGTTGACGAGCGACATGATGACAGCCTACACTCACGAAGATTGGCAATACTTTTACAAACTGCCTGACGTAGTAAAGCGCATGGAGCAACTATTTGCGCCCATTGGTGAAACTGCTAGAAAGCATAACGTTAGACTTTCATTTCACCCCGGTCAGTTTACAGTGCTAGCTTCGGAAACTCCCTCTATAGTAGAAAACTCTATTAGAGAATTTGAATATCATGTTGATATGGCTCGCATGATGGGCTATGGCAAACAGTTTCAAGACTTTAAGATCAATGTGCATATCTCTGGCAGAAAAGGTCCTCAAGGTATTATTGACGTTTTGCCTCGTTTGTCTCCTGAAGCAAGAAACATGATCACTATTGAAAATGACGAAATGACATGGGGATTGGATGCTTCACTTGAGCTTGCAGATCATGTTGCACTAGTCCTAGATATTCATCATCATTGGGTGAAAACAGGTGAGTATATTGAAGCTACAGATGATCGTATCAAGCGAGTGATTGATTCTTGGCGCGGTGTTAGACCTGTTATTCATTATAGTGTTTCACGCGAAGATTACTTAGTTAATCATTGTAAAAACACACTACCCAATCTTACTACACTATTAGAAACTGGGCACAAAAAACAACACCTTCGCGCTCATTCTGATTACTATTGGAACACAGCGGTTAATGATTGGGCTATAACTCACAATGAGTGGGCCGACATGCTGTGCGAAAGCAAAGCAAAAAACCTTGCTAGCTTTGCATTATACGATACATACATTAAGGAGAAAACTAATGTTTGATAAACTGAAAAATCTATTTAAGAAAGCTGAAGCACAACCAGAGCAGCCAGTAGAAAAACCTGTTAAAGAACCAAAGCCTAGAGCTAAAAAACCTAAACCAGTTGAACCCACACTAAGCGCAAAAGAACAAGCAACCGCAAAAGGTGACCCATATATCAATATTTTGAAAGTTGATGTTGATCCAAATGATATTAATAATGGTTCATTTGATCTTGACTGGAACGATAAGTTTGTGTTAAACTTAATTAAAGCTGGGTACAAAATGAAACCTGACGATACTGATGCAGATATCGTAGATCGTTGGTTTACACAAGTATGCAGAAACGTAGTACTAGAAATGTATGAACAGCAACAAGCAGATCCAGACACTCGCGCTCAACAAATGCGAGTAATTCAAACTAAAGATATCGGTGATGGAAGGACAGAGGTGAGTTAAGATGAAAAATTTACTTTCAGACGAAAATATTGACCTTGCTATCCAATATGCCTTAGGAAATGATAGCGTATTTGAAAATTTAGATCCAGGATATCGCAATTTGTTGTTGGCTATGCTAAGTGATAATAATTCATCAACGCTTAGAGAGGCAATGGTACTGCGTATGCTAAATTATACTTCATATACGGAAAAGCATGGCATGGATGGCTACTGTCCTCTAACAGGCAAGCAAAAAGAGGTTAAGCCTAAGTTTATCGTTGAAGGTCAAAAGATCGGTGCCAATAGTGGCAATTTCAATGATATGACAAATGAATTGCTGGATAAGAAGGACGGGTGTGATGTTATTTGCGCCGGTTTTCATGAAGGGAGATTCCTGTATGTCATTGAAATTCCGTACGAGGTAATTAAGCCCAAACTCAAGACGAGAGTTGATAGCGCCAGGATTGGCAAAAGAGTAGTATGTGAATTCGGTTACAAGAATTATGATCATGATAGCTTGCAGATTAAGTATCTAAACGAAAATCTCATTGCCGAAACAAATAGCATATCTAAGCCGCACTTTGATATGCTTAAAAAGAGATATAATGCTCTTACGTGATATTTTAAACAAACGACATTCTACTAGAAACATGAGTGATGCTGATTTTGAAGCAGCATTACCCATGCTTGCCCTAGAACTTGAGCAGACTAGTTTTTACTTTTCTTATACTGATGAAGATATGAGAAAGGATTGGAAAAAGCTTTGCGATTGGACTACTACAGAAGATAGTATCAATTCTACTAGTCGCCTAGGTATGAAGTTGAGCGAACACTTTTGTCCCAACTTTTACGATATTGAGAGCGCAACTGGCACAAGTTACAAAAGTCTATGGACGGCTAAGAACTTAGAAAAGATTTTACGTTGGAACCGCAAGAGCCATAGTACTCCGTATTTGAGTGAGATAAAACGGGGAATTTACTTTTGCTGTGGTATGACAAAAAACACAATGTATCGTCCTCAAATGATGAAACTGACATGTATTAAATACAAACCTAAATATGTTTTAGACCCTTGTGCAGGTTGGGGAGGTAGAATGTTAGGTACAGTCAGCTATGGTGCTAACTACATTGGGTTTGAACCAAACACTACAACATATAACAATCTAATAAAGATTGTAAACTTTCTCGGAATCCAAGATAAGGTCACGTTAATATGTGATGATGCTAGAAATATGTCACGTTATAACATTCCTAAAGTTGATATGGTGCTTACCAGTCCTCCCTATTTTGATTTAGAAGTGTATGTACACGAAGATACTCAAAGTATTAAAAACATGTCTACGTATCAAGATTGGGCTGACGATTTTTTGAGAGAAGTTATTAGGTTAGGATTAGTTCACCTTAATGAAAATGGAGTTAGCTGCTGGAATGTGGGAAAGGTTAAAAATCGTGATATGAACGTTGATGTTGAAAAGTATCATAAAGAATTTGGATATCAAATTTCGGATATTCTTACAGTAGCAAGTAGTAAAAGACAAAGTAATCAAACACTTAACAAAAACGCAAAAAGTAGCGATAACACTGTAGTATATTCTAGGCTTGATAATTTATAGGTAACATATCACGTGGGTAAATAAGTATACCTGCTGATACAAAAATGTAATGTTAGAATGCATGAATATCAACCAGCATACTAGGACATACGATCCCAAATACGAGTAATTCAAACTAAAAATATCGGCGATGGCCGGGCAGAGGTGAGTTGAAGATTTTATTATGATAGGAGTTACACAAAAATGGGTAGAAGGTTTATCTGAGATTGAACTTTTTATACTCAATACACTACAAAAAAATAAAGAGCATTTGAATTGCAGACTTATAATAAAAGAAACATACTGTGACTGGTTACACCGCCCTGCTATTTATTGTGCGGACCATGATAGGTTTTTATCATGGGTAAAAGACGATTCATATTATCCTCTTCATACGCTGGAACATTACGAAATTCTAGGAATAAATGCGGTTGAATACCCGGAAGATGATACCAAAGAAAGAATACGAAAAGAGCATGGTTACGGTCATTCAAAACTAAAAGGAATTACGGTGAAAAATTATCGTGCCGGGCACAAAACAAGAATATGGCATGGTTACAAAGGTAATCCATACAGAGATCCGTCTATGCCCGAATACTGGGATTTTATAGAAACTTTCTTGTAGTGGTTGTCTTATTCGTGTTGTTTTTGCCCTTTTATCTTGCTATTATATTTAAATATGCTACTATATAAAAACTTACTATAACTTTGGATTAATAAATGAAATACGCACTTGTAGACACTGCTAACACTTTCTTTCGTGCCCGTCACGTAGCATCGCGTAATGCCGATACTTGGCAAAAGATTGGTATGGCACTACATCTTACACTGGCTTCAGTCAATCAAGTTGTAAAGCGACATGGTATTGATCATGTGGTATTTTGTTTAGAAGGCAGGTCTTGGCGTAAAGATTTCTACAAGCCATATAAAGCTAACAGAAAGCTTGATGAGTCTGCAATGACTGAATCCGAAGTAGAAGAAAACAAAATGTTTTGGGATACTTATGAGGCTCTGACAGTATACTTGCGTGAGAAAACAAACTGTTCAGTTATCAGAAATCCCGTAGCTGAAGCAGATGATATCATTGCACGTTTCATTCACTTGCATCCAAATGATCAACACATTATTGTTTCTTCGGATACTGACTTTATTCAACTGATTACTGAAAATGTAAAGCAGTACAATGGTATTACTAATCAGTTGATCACACTTAGTGGTTACTACGATGATCGTGATCGTCCAGTGATTGACAAGAAAACTAAGCAGCATAAAGGACTAGACGATCCACAGTTTATCTTGTTTGAAAAGTGTATGCGCGGTGATGCTACTGATAACGTGTTTTCAGCATATCCCGGTGTTAGAACTAAAGGTAGCAAAAACAAAGTTGGCTTGATAGAAGCATTTGCTGACAGTGACAAGAAGGGTTTTAACTGGAACAACATGATGCTGCAAAAGTGGACAGATCATCTTGGTGTTGAACGTAGAGTACGTGATGATTACGAACGTAACCGTATCTTGATTGATTTAACAGCACAGCCTGAAGATATCAAACAGCAAGTTGATACAACTATTCATGATACAGTAAAGCTTGATCACATACCGCAGGTTGGTGTTCACTTTATGAAATTTGCAGGAAAATATGAGCTTAACAAAATCAGTGAACAAGCTGAAACTTATGCTCGTTGGTTGAATTCACCTTACAAAGGTACTCTTTATGAAAACGCCGCTTGAGAAACAAGTTTATGCTGGATTGATGGAGATTTTGAAAGACAAGTCTTTTTACTACCAGAGTTACTCTTCAGAGTATTGTCATCTTACTGAAGAGGGTAAAGAAGCCATCTTAGAATATGTTACTATCATGGCTCCGCATATGATTAAACGTGAAGAGCATGAACTTAACGAACGGTCTAAACGATTAATGATGGAAGAGTTAAAGTCATGAAGAAAATATTTTACGAAAAAGTAGGTAAACGTTACAAGCCAGTAAAAGAGTATGATTCAGAGTTAATGGATGCTTTCCCTAAAGGAACAACTCTTGTTGTATGTCGACCGGGTACGACTTCATACATGTATGATGTTGATCCCATGTTTGCACCAATGCTGGCAGCAGGTAAGTACGCCGAAGATAGTATGAGTAGTGCTATCGTTAAAGCTATGGAATACAAACCAAAGCAACAGCCTATTACTGAACGACAGCGTGAGCTTTGGCAAGAGCTTAAACAAAGCTTTGCTGATCAAGATTTTGCGATTCACGGTGCTTCAGCGACAGATGCAGCAAAAGCAGGTATCAAAGCATTAGAACAAGAAGTAGAAAAGATGTTTGAAGTTCCTGCAGTAAAATTAGCATATGACCACTTTATAACAGTATGGGCATTAACAAAAGAACAACAAAAGGAGTAGTATGTCAGACTTGATCGCAAAACCTATTATAAAAAATCAGTATTGGGTTGTCACTGACGGTGACAAAAAGGTTGGTAACGTTGTTGCCGACCAAAATGGCTTTGATGTAAAATTAAATGGTACTAATTTGCATTTTGCTAGTACTGACGATATCAAACAAAAAACCAAGATTATTTTTCAATCTATAAAAAATCTAAAATCTAAACAAAATCATCCATATCCTGAGTATCCAACTACTAATAAAGTATATAACTCAGTAATGGATGTTAAGCGAAAGCTGCACTTATTCACTACTTCACCTAAGAGTAAATGTTTTCATGTTGCTGGATGGTTTGTTGTAAATCAAAACGGTGTCATACAAGTACTTTTTTGCCCGAAATACATCTTTATTCAGCGTTATGAGTATCACGGTCCATTTACATCTGAAATCCAAGCAAATCAAGTACTAAATAGTAGATGATACATATAAAAAGATTTATAGATAAAATATCTGCAATGGAATCAAAGCAAAACAAAGATGTAGTAATTTCCATGCAAGAGGCTAGGGGTTTAAGAGATGATATAGCAAAGCTGTTAGCTGACCTACATCTACTAACAAGCGAACAAAAGAAAGACGAAGTAATCCAAGTAGAACTAACAGGTGGGTCGTTTAAGTGAGCAGGTCTCAACCAAAAGTATTAATGGAAATAGTTGACAAACAAACATACAAATGTGATCAAATCGTAGAAGCTGCGGGTATATGGGCTGTTGTGTTAGATGGTCAACCTATCAATTTAAAATCCTCACATTACTTGTCTAACGATACGGTACCTAAATACAAGAAAACTAGTTTTTCTAATCCAGGTCACGCAAGAAACTTATGTAAAAAGCTTAATACGCAGTTTAAAACTAATAAGTTCACTGTAGTCTTTATGAACTCTGGTAGACAAGTTTACCCCGATTCAGATGAGTAACACCAAGTTAGAAATCACTGAAGCTGTATTTAAAGAACTACCTGAGCATAGTAAACATCGTAGTTTTACGGTTGAACAATCAATGTTCAAATGGTGGGTAAGTGGCAGAGGTGGGCAGAGCTTAAGGTTGAAAGATGACGGATACGAAGCATTTACAGAAGCTAATATAGCACATTATAAGTTTCCATTATTTACAAACAAAACCGATTATACTAGTATTTTAAACAATCCTAACAGTTATACCTTATCTTTAAGTAAAAAGATAAAATGTCCTTTTTATATTATCAAATTAAATAAAGATGTAAAAACAGAACCTGAAATCATAATTTATGATGATAAAATAGCAATGTGGATGACCATATACGGTACACTACAAGAATACTTAGACTCAGTGAGGTGAATAGTATGAGCGACAATGAAAACAAAAAAGTAGTAAAAAACAGTGTTTATGGTGAAATGCTTAACAAGATGAAAACAAGCAATAATTCATATCAAAAAGGTAATAAGCCAAAACCGCAAAAAGGACATTCAAGCCAGGGCGTAGTAAAGCGAACTGGTAGGGGTAGATAATTACCCAAAATAGTTGTATATTGGATAGAATAAATAGTACTATAGTATAACACATAGGAGATAGACATGAAAGCGTTTTTGTTTTTAGTACTTGCAATGGTAAGTTTTAATGTATTTGCTGTTGATGCAAAAGTAGTTGCTACTGAACCGGTGTATACCACGAGTACTCAGCATCGTGAAGTATGCGCTCCTGTAACAGAAACTCGCAGATCAATCGGCGGCACTTTGCTAGGTGGCGCAATTGGTGCAGCCCTTGGTAATCAAGTTGGCGGAGGCTCAGGTAGAGATATCGCAACAGCGGTTGGTGCTGTAACTGGTGCAGCTATAGGGCAAAATCAAGCAGGTGACAGAACAGTAACTAGAAATCAATGCGTGAGTGAACCCTTTACTGTACAACAAGTTTCTCAGTACAAAGTAACAGTTGACGTAAATGGTAGCTATCACACCGTGTACAGAAGCTTTAGCCCAGTAGTAGGAAGCTTGATCCCCGTAACTTTATCTGTCAATTAACGTAAGTTATTGTTTTAACTAAGGTTTTATTTCGCAAAAAGGCTTGACTTATTGTCCGTTTATGCTATAATAGCATATATATTAGATTATGAGCGACAAGAAAATGAAACCCAGAAATCATGTTGTATTAGCTATGATACGCTCTAACAAGCAATCAGTAGCGCATGGCAAGACTTTCAAAGCTTTGCGTAGAGAAAGCAAAGTCAAGCTTAAATCACGAGGTGCAGACCATGATGGTAAATGATCGTATTGCAAGAGTTTTGGAAGCTGCTGTTAAAGAAATCAAAGAGCCCAAGTCTGATAAAGAACTTTATCAAGCACTTAGGCTTATTTCCGCTATAGCTAAACAAGAAGCGAAAAAAGTACTGGTTCACATAGACGAATCTAATACACTACTAGGCTAACAAAATGAACATGCCTGATATCACAGTTGAACTTATTTGGGGTGCTAGTTGTCAGGCACTTAGCATTAATAACGGTTACTTAAAACCTGAAGATATTACATATTCAGAAGATCATCAGGGTAAACAAGCTAACCGAGAACTGATTCAATTTTACGCATTCAACACTGACAAAATCAGTGAACAAAGTATTAAAGATGGTACAGAAGTTCGCAATTATCTAAAAGGTATGCTTTTTAAAATGCTATCTGAAGATAAGCTACATGACTATTTTAAAAAGCTGATCAACTTGGCATCCGATGATGAGTTAAAACTTACTGATAAAAATATTGCGTATATTGCCTCAGCACCTCATGCTGTAATCAGAGAACAGTTAAAAGACGAACAGTTTAGACAAGTAAGAGAATGTAACCATAGTTATGTGGGTTTAGAAGGCGACAAAGTACAAGTTAACTTTAAGATTATAAAGTCATATTATTCTGAAGAATGGGAAAGACATTATATAACTGCTATTACTACTGATAATAAAATGATTACATACTCTACTAAGAATAAAAGACTAATTGGTGTTAATAGTGTAGTAACTGCTAATGCTATTGTTAAGGCACTATTTATTGATCAATATACCAAACACGAAACTACTAGATTAAGCAACGTAAGAACGGGGATTAAATGAAAATAAAAATAGGAAAGTACAAGGATTACTTTGGGCCATATCAGTTAGCAGAACTTCTTTGCTTTTGGGCTAAGCCAGTAAAAGACGAATACGGCTTCAAACGTAAGCCAGATTGGGTACACGACTTTGGCGAGTGGCTAGCATATGGTTATGTAGAGTCTGAGCCTGAAGTAGGTGAAAAAAGACCTATGTTTGGTAAAGAAGAACGCAAGCAAACTTGGGTCTCTAAACTAATCTGCGGCGCCTTGAGCCTAATAGCTAAACTACAAGGTGAGCGTGTGATCAAGATTCAAATTGATCCCTGGGATACTTGGAGCGTTGATCATACTTTAAGCATGATTATTTTGCCCATGCTTAAGCAACTAAAAGACACTACGCATGGTGCACCGTTTGTTGACGATGAAGATGTACCTGACGAACTAAAGAGTACATCAGCCCCTGCAAAGGAAAACGATTGGGATACTGACGACAACCATTTTAAGCGTTGGGATTACGCGCTTGATGAAATGATCTGGGCTTTTGAAAAGCTAGTAGACGATGATTGGGAACATGAGTTTTACTCCGGCAACCACGAAACTCTTACAGTAAAACGCGAAGACGGTTTGTATGAAATGATTAAAGGTGAAAACGATACTTTCACTATTGATCATGAAGGTATGAAAAAAGTAAATGATCGTATTCAAAATGGTTTGAGACTGTTCGCTAAGCACTACAGAGGACTTTGGGATTAGGTATGAAAGCAGAAAAGCCAGCAACAGGTATATCCAAAATACAAGAATTTAGTGACTCAGTATGTTATCGTATTGAGTGTGAATGTACTAGTCACAATCATGCGGTAGACACTAGAATAGAAGTAGAAAAACAATGGGACGATATTCCAGATATCAGTGTTAGCTTCTATTTGACTATGTACAACAAGTTCCCGAAAAGTTTTTGGGATCGCGTTAAGCAAGCTGCTAGTATTTTGTTTACTGGTCTTAATAAACAAGAGCATGAAATTTTACTGAAACCACAAGCTGCTAAAAATTGGATTCAAGCAGTAGAAAACTCTATTAATAACTTTGAGAAGAAACATGAAAGAAAAACTGATTAACTTTTTTAAAAAGCCAACTGCCACTGATTTAAAACTTCGAGACCGAAGGGTTAGGTCTCGTAATCGGTTGAGTCAACAAGCGTATGACTATCAAGAATTCGTTAGACGCAATCATGAACAACAAGCAAAAGAAACACATAATGGATAAATTCGACCTAGAACAAAAGATACAAGAATGCTGGCAAGTTGTTGATGACTTAAAAGCAGTTTACCATTGTGAACGGTTGTATAAAGATGAAAACGAAATGCAAAATGCTCTACTAGGTCTTTTCACATTATACCAAATCAAGTTTGAAAATCTTTTTCATGACTATGAAAAATTAGTAGCTGAAGAAAAACTAAAATGAGTTATGTTCGTTGGGGTAGTATCATTAACTGTGAGTTAACTGATAAAGAATATATTGCTCTTATCGGTGACGGTTTAGAAGCTACTGAAAAGTGGTGTAAAGAAAATAAAACTCCAGATGCTGAAATAAGCGATTGGTATATCTTTTGGCACTCAATGGGCGGAGATAAATCTGAAAAAAGAGAAGATCAGTATTTGGCTATGTGGATGGCAGGTGAGGAAAGCATTCCTGTTCTAGACTATAGTACAGTAAAAACCATGCTAGAAACGGATGATTGGTCTCCTTTGGGATACAAAAACATCACACAAAAGCATGTGCTTGTTGATTGTGTGAAACGATGGATTAGAAACATTGAGGTAGATTGCAAGTGAGAATTTATATTGACACAGAGTTTAACGAGTTTAAGGGTGAACTTATTTCTATGGCATTAGTGGCTGAGGATGGATCAGAATTTTATGAAGTCTTAGAATGTACTAATCCAAAATCTTGGGTAGCACAAAATGTTATGCCTATATTGAACAAAGATCCTGTACCTGAGCATATCTTTAGAATGAAGTTATTTGGATTCTTAAACGAATTTACTAGTTTACACTTAATTGCGGATTGGCCTGAAGATATCGCACACTTTTGTGCGGCAATAATTACTGGCCCGGGTATTATGTTGAACATACCTAATTTTACTTGTGAAGTGCGTAGAGATTTAAGTGCCGTGAACAGCAAACTTTTACACAATGCTTTAGAAGACGCCAAAGCATTATGGGAAGCTGATATTGAGAGTAAACTACTATGAGACCTAATACTAAGTTTGGCGATAACCGCCCCAAAACTATTACTGTAACTAACACCAATACCGGTAAAAAGGTTGAAGTAGAAGTTGCAGAAATGACGAACAAAGCTATTACTATATACTTGGCCAACGAGAAAATCGTGCTGATGAATACTGGAAAACACTATATAGGGAACAAGTTTGGAATGGAGCTTACTTACACCCCTTAGTAAGTTGTTGATTTATAAAGAGTTTTTATTTTACCCAAAGGCTTGACATTTGGGTAGAATGTGCTATACTAACTGTATAAATTGATGAAACAGGAGAGTAGCACATGAGCAAGAACACTGTAGAGTTAAGTTTTGATGAACTGCAAGTACTTCGTGCTGTTTTGTACGAATATTACTCAGAAAACGACTATATGTGTGAAGTTGAGATGAAATCACATGAGTCCTTAGAACAAAAGTTGAGTACATTAGAAGATCAGTTTGAGTATGCAGATTGAAGTTTAATCTGCTTTTGCTCAATGTGAGGATAGATAAGTGTTAAAAAAGATCAAATCAGTAATACTTTATACTTTTTTTATAATTTCAATGTTTGTACTGATTGCCCCTATTACTACATATCAGTTAGTAACTAATCTGTTTAAATGAATAGGGGAATGATTGAAATTAGCTTTAATCCTAACGGAGTAAAATATTACTCCGTTATTGATACCATGTTTGATAAATTGGTAATGTACACAAGTTCTACACATTTAGCTAATCATGTGGTTAAATGTGTAAATGTTTGTAAACATGAAACCTCGTATGATTATATGCTACACTTTCATAAAGCTGTTACCAAATCCGATTGACAACGTTTGTTTTCAGTGTATAATTAATAATCTTAAACTCTAAAGAGATTTATAATGTCAGGTTATAGTTTAATCTTAGAAATAGAAAGGCTTAAAGAAAATTGCGATAAACTGGGATTTCGTTTGGGTCACTCTAAACACGAGTACCGCGGCGGCCGTGGTGATGTGGTATCCTTGTTTCCTAAAGATAACGAGGCTCTTCCTGTATATTCACGCGATGCTGAACTATTCGTGGGTGAAATTGAAGACCTTAAAATATGGCTTCGCGGTATTGAGTGGGCTAGAAACTATGACAGCATGGTTATAGGAAAGCTGAACGACAAAAAACGAGAAAGAAAAGAGCAAGACCTTCGCAATGAAAATCTAGTAAGAAAACTTAGGGAGAGTAATTAATGTTTACAGTAGGTTCCAAACAAGGTAATACAGTTTCTATTTTTGTTCAAGCGTATCAAGCAAGTACAAATAGACGTTGGCAAGTAATAGATACGTATTCATCAGATATGGGTTTTGTTGCTAGCGCATTAGAACTCCCTTATAGTGAGGAAAAAGACTGGACCATTGATACCAGTTATAGCAAACATAATCCTGGTAACCTTCAAGGCACTAAGTTTACATATTCTGGTAATTTTACTGCTATAGAAAAAGAAACGATTGAATGGACTTGGGAAAAAGCAAGAGCATCTGATCTCTTAGAATCTACTATGCAGTACGCAGACCAGGGATGGGAAATTAGTGTACCCAAACTTTTAGTTCCGGGGCCGTTTTATATAGAGCAAATTCACTAAGTTAGTACTTGACATTTCTTGTAATTCCTGTATAATAGAATTTCTACTTAGTTAAGGATCTGTTATGTTTTCTAATTTCATTGAAGTAATAAATTCCGATCAAAGTCGTTTGTTCAAAGAAAGTAAAGTTAATGAGTTTGGTAAACAAGAACCTAAGTTCATTCGTTTGCTTAACCGTGCTTACTCTCCTGAGTATGTTTACGGCATCAAGAAAATGGAACAAACTTCTGTAGGTACTAACACACTGGTTAATATTTGGGATCAAGTAGAAACATTGCTTGATCGTCTGACCAGCAGAAGTGTCACAGGTAATGCTGCTCGTGCTGAAGTTGAAGCTATGCTCAATACTTTGACAGCAGAAGAAGCCACTATAGCCATCAACATGATCAAGGGCGATCTGCGTTGCGGTATCAGTGTTGCTACAATCAACAAAATGTTTCCCAACACTATTCCTGAATATCCCTACATGCGTTGCTCTCTAATGAAAGGCAGCAATATTGCTAACTTTGATTGGAAAGCTGGTGTTTATTCGCAAGAAAAAGCAGACGGGATGTTTGCTAACATTTATCTGTATCCCGATCTTATTACCAAGATTACTAGCCGCAATGGCACTCTTTTTGCTAACACCGAATTCAAAGACTTTATTCAGGAGTTTGTCAACGTAGCTGATGAAGGTTACTGCTATCACGGTGAATTGTTGGTACTTGAAGATGGTAAAGTAATGCCCCGTGAGCTGGGTAATGGTGTCTTGAACAGTGTGTTAAAGGGCGGATGTTTTGAAGCTAATCAAAAGCCCTTTTACTATGTATGGGATCGCGTACCAGTAAGTGATGCTATTGCTGATGGCAAAAACAAAACCAGGTACAAAGACCGTTTTGCTGCTATCCAAAACATCAAAGGTAAATTTGTAGATGTTATCCCTACCAAGATCGTCTATTCACTTGATGAAGCATTTAAGCATTATGTTGATATGACTTCACACGGTATTGAAGGTACGGTGATCAAGAATCCAAACGCTATTTGGGAAGACAAAACTTCTAAAGATCAAATCAAACTGAAAATTGAAGCTGAAGTAGACTTGATCGTTCGCGGGTTCAATCCAGGTAACGGCAAGAATGCTCACTTGTTTGGTTCTATTGCTGCTGAAAGTAGTGACGGCAAACTGCGTGTAAACGTTTCTGGTATTTCAGATAAAGATCGTGAGCGTATCAATGGAGAACGTGATGAATGGATTGACAAGAAAATCATTACCGTTCGTGCCAACTCTATCATGGAGTCTAACGATATTGCGGCACTGTTCTTGCCCCGTCTTGTAGAAGAAAGACTGGATAAGACTGAAGCCGATGACTTTGTTAAAATCAAGCAAATCTTTGAAGAAGCCAAACAAGGGGTATAATGAAAATAAATGAAACACCGTGGACTGAAAAGGTCTACGAAACTGAAGATTATGTAGTGTTTAAAGATGGCTTTCCAGTAACAGAAGGTCATCTTCTTTTTGTACCAAAAGTAAATATGGTAGATAACTTAGTCTTATGCTGGCAAGAAGCATATGAATGGGGAGAACGTTGGGTTTTAGAAGATTATTGCGACGGATACAATATAGGACAGAATATAGGAACTGCTGCTGGACAAACAGTTATGTATCCACATGTACATCTAATACCTAGACGGTATGGTGACATGAAAGATCCTCGCGGCGGAGTTCGCCATGTAATACCAGAAAAAGGAAACTATCGTGCTAACGAAAGATAATATAGTTGGTATCAAACACCAATTTGAAGACGGTGACTCTATTGAAGTCATACAAGTAAAAAGTCGTAATGAAGAGTTACATCTAGTCACTTACCATATACAACAAGGTCCAGGCATTCCTAGAAAACTAATAATGGAGCTTAATGAGTTTATTGGTACTTATGGGCATCTTTTTGAAGTAGAAAAAGACTAAATACATTATGTTCATGGCTATAATCACCTTATTAACCGCACTATCAATGGCAACTGTTGCGGCAGTTTTTGCCATATATGGTATCATTGCTATCTTTGCTGGCATGCCTCAATTTGCCTTAGTTATGGGTGCTGTTATTGAACTAGGCAAAGTAGTTGGAATTAGTTGGTTATATAGAAATTGGAATGAACCTACTAAAATCAAGTACGCAATGGCACCATTAGTATTAATTGCTATGTTGCTAACTTCAATGGGTATCTTTGGATTGTTATCTAAAGCACACTTAGAACAAACTAGCCCAGTAGCAAATAATGAAATCCAAATTGAAAGACTTGACCAACAAATTACTAGAGAGCAGTCTAGAATTACTGATGCTGAACAAGTTATTTCACAACTAGATCAAAGTGTTCAAGCATTAATTAATTTTGATCGTATCAGAGGACCAGACGGAGCCATAGCAGTTAGAGAATCACAAGCTGAGCAGCGAGAATTACTACGTCAAACTATTGATACAGCACAAACAGAATTAGACGGGTTAGAAGATCAAAAACTAGAACTATCGCAACAGCTACGAGCCATTGAATTAGAAGTTGGTCCTATAAAATATATAGCAGAATTAATATATAATGACGGGCAGGATAGAACCGAAGAAGCTGTTAGATGGGTTATCATTGCGTTTATATTTGTATTTGATCCAATGGCTATTCTTTTGTTAATGGCTGCTAATTACACATTAGTAAATAGAAAAAAACAAGACTTAGTTTCTGCTCCACTAGTAGAAGAACCCACTCTTATATTAGAAGAACCAGTAAATACTGAGGAAGTATTAAATGTTAAAGAGGATTCCAACAATGTCAGCGATACAACAGATATCCCCGAACCACCCATTACCTCCGATACAAGCACATCCAGCAGCAATGAACAACCAGAATCTGGAACAGAATCAATCTATCTTGAAAGAACAGACGATTTACAAGAGACAGTCGCAGAAACAACTGAACGAGATATTGTACCTTTACAACCAGCAGGGGCAATTGATATCATCACAAGTGTACAAGATCAACCTTCTAGTGTAGATGATGCAGCACAAGTTATCACAGAATCAGCCATAAAAAAAACTTTAATAACTACTAAAGATATAATCACTGAAGGAGTTACTCCACTACATGATGTAGGTGACGGGTACATAGAATATAATAAACAACTTTTTCAAAAAGATGCGTTAAAAGAAATAAAACCTGATTTGTTTACTATTAGACCAGATTCAGTAATGCCACATTCTAGCTTTGGTATTCAATTTCCTAAAATGGCAAAAAAGAAAGATATATTTGTTAGAGTAGACACATTACCTAATAGAGTATTTAGGTTTGATGGTAACAAATGGATTGAAATAAATAAAAGTCTTACAGCAACATATCTTTATGACCAAGAATACATCAAATATCTAGTTGAAAAAATAGACAGCGGAGAGTACGATGCTGAGCTTCTTTCTGATCAGGAAAGGAATCAAATAGAAGAATACTTAAGCACTCATAATTCTTAACATAAATATCATTATCTAAGGGATCATGTGTTCATGTCAGAAAATAAATTGTCTTATTGTTCGTTTTGTAATAATCATAAAGATTTAGTTACCAAATTGATAGTAAGTGATAACGTTGCTATATGTAGCGACTGTATTGAGTTATGTAACCAACTTATAGTAGAAGAAAACAATCCAACTATAATAGAAAGTAAAGCAAAAAAAGCAGATGCTTACAGTATAAAAAAGCATTTAGATAATCATGTTATAGGGCAAGACCGAGCAAAAATCGCAATTAGTGTTGCAATAACAAACCATTATAAAAGAATCAATAACGAACCTCCTGAAGATATTGAAATAGCAAAAAGTAATGTATTAATGATAGGTCCAACTGGCAGCGGTAAAACATTACTTGCTAAATCAGTTGCTAAGTATCTTAATGTGCCTTTCGTGGTTGCTGATGCTACTAGCTTAACTGAAGCAGGTTATGTAGGTGATGACGTAGAAAGTATGATATCAATGTTATTGGCAATAGCTGACGGAGATGTTTCTATTGCTGAAAGAGGAATAGTGTTTATTGATGAAATAGACAAGATAGCTAGAAAAGGAGAAAGCACTAGTATTACTCGTGACGTTTCTGGTGAAGGTGTACAACAAGCATTGCTCAAACTTGTAGAAGGCACGAAATGTCGCGTAAGTGCTTCAGGTAAAAGAAAGAATCCAAACAGTGATACAATAGAAGTAGATACAAAAAATATTTTGTTCATTGCCGGCGGAGCTTTTAGTGGTTTGAGTGATATACTAAGAAGTAGAGTACAAGGGTCATCAATTGGATTTGGTGCTGAAGTAAAATCAAAAGATAATATTATTGACCAAAGTTTGGTTACTCCCGAAGACTTAATTAAGTTTGGAATGATACCAGAATTTATAGGTAGATTTACAACTACTGTAACATTAGAACAATTAGATAAACCTGAGTTGATAAGAATACTAACACAACTCAAGAACAGTTTCATAGAACAGTATAAGTATATTTTTTCATTAGACGGTATAGATTTAAGATTTACTACAGAAGCAATAGATCAACTTGCAGAAAATTGTATCATTCTTAAAACTGGAGCGAGGGGATTACACAGTGAAATAGAAAAAGTGTTATTACCGCATATGTTTCATATATCGCACTATGTAACAAATGGTATTAAGGATTTAGTAATTACACAAGACATGGTCTTAGATCCAAAAGAACTTTATTTTCCCTAAAAGATATATTTTTTTACGCAATCATGTATAATAAATACTAATGTAGATGCTGAATGGTCAGGTCTACATTAAAAAATCTTGCTTAACTTAAGGAGACTACTATGACAAGCAAAACTTTAACCCTTCGTTCCACCGATATTCCCTCAATACACAAATTCGCAATCGGGTTTGATTCAGTCTTTGACGAACTGTTTAGACTAGATTCTAAACAAACTGATAACTACCCTCCATATAACATAACTCAAATCAATGAAGATGAGTTTTCAATTTCATTGGCTGTAGCTGGTTTTGGACCAGAAAACTTAAAAGTTACTAAGGATAAAAACTTTTTAGTGATAGAAGGTAACCCACTGATACCAGTTCATGAAGATGATGTTAGTTATAAAGTTCTACATAAAGGAATTAGTAGCAGATACTTTAAGCGTGAGTTTAAACTAGCTGATCATGTAGAAATTGTAAATGCGAATCTTGAATTGGGAATTCTTGCTATTTACTTAAAACGTGAAATTCCAGAAGAACAAAAGCCCAAGACAATTGCTATTGCTTACAATAAATAGTAATATAAACATACGCAGTCAGTGTTTTGCTGGCTGCTTTTACAAGAGGTAATACGAAATGCCAAATGCAGAAATAAACAGTAAAATCAAACCCAACACTAGTTTAAAAGAACCGCCTTTGTTTAAAATTATTTATATGAATGATAATGTAACATCTATGGAATTTGTTATATCTTCACTTATTGAGTATTTTAATTACAATCCAGATACTGCGTCTACCATAACTCAAAAAATTCATGAGATTGGAAGTGCAGTAGTAGCAGTGCTACCTTATGAAATTGCTGAGCAGCGCGGCATTGAAGTAACTCTTGATGCTAGATCACAGGGATTTCCACTTCAGATCAAAGTAGAAAGCGAACAGTAATTATATCTTAATAGTTACTCGTTTGGCCCAATAATTTCTTGATTTAAAATAAGGGTTGTTAACGTAGTTGACATTATCAATCGTAATGTCAACTACGTTTTCATACGTACCAAACACCCAATTAGACATCTTTTTTTCTGTATCATACTGAGCACATGAGCTTAGCGTAGGCATAGTGTCTATATACTCAGGAAGTTGACCGAAATATAAATCTTTTCTAGGAACAGCACTAGAAGCTATAAATATTTTTTTAACATCTAAATGTACTTGTAGTCTTTCTATGGTTTTATAAAGGTATAGTAAATCATCTTCTCGTTCATGCAACCGTTGAATGTTAGGAATACTATACTCTTCAGTTAAGTTACCCCATCCATTTACACCCACTATTGCAACACCATCTATCATGGCTACATTATGATAAAGTATTGCTACATGATCCAAATGATTACATATTGCTGCCAACTCTTCAGTTCTCATTTCAACATCATCAAAGCCTTCATATTCTAATCTACCAGGAATATAAAAAACTCCCTGGTAGTACTTAGCAAGATGACCTAATGTTTGAATGATAGTTCTAGTATCAGAACTTATGTTACCTGCAACAATGCAATACAAGCTAGTTGCTTTGTTTGTCCACTTGAAATTATCGTTAGGGGACAGACAAAGATCACTAATTACATCAAACCCTATTTCCATAATTTATTTTACTACGGTCATTTTAGGCTTTTTTGGCTTCTTGGGTTTTGGTTTCTTTTCTGGTGCTTTGCCGCCTTCCCAAGCTTCATTTACTTCAGGGGTAGCAGGGTTGTCAGCAACAAGTTTCCCGTTGTTTCTAGCTCTTTTGGGAGTAGCAGCAGGTTCGGGTTTAACTTCTGGTGTAGATTTCTTAATCTTTTTTGCAACCGTTTTGCCTTTTTCTACTGTTTCACTAATTTTAGTCTTAACAGTTTCAACAACTACTTTAGCGTCATCTACATCTACTTTTCCATCTTTGTTAACATCAGCTACTGATGCTAAGCCTGATACAGATTTTTCTAAAGCTACAAAAAAATCTTTTATATCAGTTTTTCCGTCATTGTTTAAATCAGTACTGGGTGCATCTTTGTTGCTTTTCCAAAACAAATATGCAACTGCTCCTATTACTACGATACCAATAATACTTTCTATAATCATAAAGATCATCTCCTAAAACTATATTTAGTTAATTATTGCATACTTTGTATTTTTATATTGATAAATAATTGCATGACTTCTAAACTAATGCTACTAATGTCTGAACCTCTTCCAAGTCTTGTCTTGCAAAAAAAGCTATCATATAGAACTACCAAAAGAGAAGTAAGAGAACTTTATAACATTATCAATGAAGAAATTTTCAACAACGAATTACCGCCTGCTAAGTTAGAAGTAAAAAGTCATTGTAGAGGATACTGGGGTATGTGTATGTCTACTGGATTCAATCCTAAAAAGAAAAGTTCCCAATGTAAAATAAGACTGTCTGATAAATGGTATTGTAAACAATGGCTAATAAACACATTAGCACACGAAATGGCTCATCAGTATCAATGGGATGTGTACAGTAAAACAAGACATTTAGAAGGCAAATACCCCGTAATGAGTCATGGTCCTAGTTTCTATACATTTAGAAAACAACTTGCTAAATACGGACTTGTATTGAAAAGATCAAGCGGCATGAAAAGATGGTTTAGATATCAACGATTAGATAAGTGTTAAGATAAATACATTATGATTAGAAACTTATTAAACACATTAGAATTATTAACCGAATCAACTGGTCTAGCGGGTAGAAAGCCCGGAGACGTTTTCCGCAATTCAGAAAATGACCAAATAGTATTCAATAGTATACAGTTTTTTCCTGAAGGTGGCGGAAAACTAACCAAAGAAGAACTTGAGCAAACAGTAAATCAAGTTACGGATGGTATTGAAGTTCAGTGGACGAACTCACCTTCAGCGAAATCTGGCGGATTTGCTATTGCATCTTTTTCTTCAGATCAAGGTGAATTATATTTTGGTAAATATTTTGAGCAGATAAAACCAAACTTAACTAGTAATTTTTTCCCTAACAAAATAGGAGATTACTCTTTTGCAGGTAAAGCTGCTGCTAAAGCACAAGCAGGTTTATCACCACAAGATTTATTATCTGACAAGATTGATTTAACTTCAGACGATATCATAAATCAACTAGCTACTAGTTTAGGTACAGACAATCCTCTATATACAGTGGCACGAAGAATAGCTAATGGTGAAAAACTACCATTGCATTTTACTGCTCCTAGTGATGTAAGCTTTAGTGCGTTTAGAGATTACTTCTGCGAGATTTTACAACCAATGGCACTACAAACTGGAAACTATACAGGTAACGCAGGTGAAGCTGCCGAAGTGTTCATGGATGGATCATTTGCTGATACTCTTATCACGTTTGATACTAGTAAAACTGCTGGACTTAGTGATAGCATTCTAACCAATCCTCAAGGTAAGATTATAAAAATAAGTACTAAAGGCGGGGCTGGGGCTAAAGCAAGTGTTAAAAACTTGTTAGATAGTGTTGAAGAAATGAAACAAACTCCAGCAGGTAGTAGATTAATAAGAAAGCATCAAGAAACTATTGGTTTATTAGAAGATATTAAAAGAGAAGGACAATCAGGTGCCCCTTTGATGTTAGGAGTAAAATTTGGTATTATCAATGCCAAAGAAGCTAGTCAAATAGAAGACTTAAAAAATATGGCTCCTATAAACTTAAACGATATAGACAGTGTGGACATATCATCACGATTAAAGAAAATGGCGTTGAACAGAGGAACTAAAACTCCTGAAAACACTAGTTTATATTTTCATTTATTAGCAGAAGTAGCACACAAAGCAGCAGATAAAGTTAACGATAATACTGACTTTCCAAAAGCTGCATCTGATATCTTAAACAACGGCGCATTAGTTCAAGTTTATACTAAAGCCAAAGAAGGTAAAGATACTTGGACTCTACAAGAATTCAACACTGTGTATCCAGGAGATTCTATTAAAGGTGTTTATCTTTCTGCTGGTAAAACTTATTACAGTACAGGCATAAAAGGAAACTTTACCTTTAAGATAGACAAAGGAGCGGGAGTTCCAAAAGAAGATAGTGAAGAAACTGCAAGTGCTGCAGGCAAGAAACCCGAAGTAAAACTAGATAAGGCAGCAAAACAAATCGCAACTGGCAGAGCTACTAGACCTGAAAAAGACAAGACAAAAACAGGTGATGTGGGTAGAGCCAAACGCAAGTAATCACCATTTATATTGATTTACTAATCCTCTTAGTGTATTATAGAATCTCACATAATATAACTAAGAGGATTTTTTATGGCATTGATTCCCATTGTAATTGAACAAACTTCACGCGGTGAACGTAGTTACGACATTTATTCACGTTTGTTAAAAGATCGGGTAATACTACTTGAAGGTGAAGTTCATGATCAAATGGCTAACTTGATTGTAGCCCAGCTTTTGTTTCTGGAATCAGAAGATCCGGACAAAGACATCTTTCTTTATATAAATTCTCCCGGCGGCTCTGTTACTGCAGGCATGGCTATTTACGATACAATTCAGTTTATCAAACCAGATGTGAACACTATTGTAATGGGACAATCCTGTTCAATGGGATCACTTTTAGCACAAGCTGGTTCTCCTGGTAAACGTAAAATTCTGCCCAATGCTCGTCATATGGTTCATCAGCCCTCCGGAGGTGCTCGTGGTCAAGCAACTGATATGGAAATTCAAGTAAAAGAAATCTTGGCAATGAAGAAGTCTCTTACTGAAATCTATGTCAAGCATAACAGTAAAAATAAAACGTTTGAAGAATTAGCTAAGGACATGGAGCGAGACTTTTTTATGTCTGCTGCCGAAGCTGTTGAATATGGACTAGCAGACGAAGTAGTTACTAAGAGGTAATGAAAATGAGCATATGGTCTAATGTAATCGCAATCCCGTGGAACCAAGAAGATTCAATCTTTAGTGAGCCAAAACGAGCGAAAAAAGAACTGGGTTCACTATGTAAATATCAAACAGTTCATCCTGATGATCAATTGCCCGTCAATGTTATTAACCCTGATATAGATAAAGGCCCTTGGATTGCAGGTGGAGCTTGTTTACGTTGGTTTCAAAATATTCCAGTTGGTGAACACAGCGACATAGATGTTTTTTGTAAAAATGAAAAACAAGCAGAAAAGCTAATAGACTATATTAAACATATTGGATTGTCGGACTATAGCCATGGTCATTCGCATGTAGTTATAAAAACGGATAACGCATGTACGTTTAATATAAATGCAAATAATAAAAATTGGAAAGTACAAATAATTACTTGTAAGTATTTTGACACTATTAAAGAAGTTATTGATCACTTTGACATTAGTGTATGTCAAGTAGCTACAACTGGTAACGAATGGATTTTAGGTGAAATGACTGTTAAGGATATTAATAGTCATTCACTTAGATTTAATCATATTACTAAACAAGCGCCTAAAAGATTAATCAAGTATTGGACTTATGGATTTAATCCTGTAGAGGGTACAATAGAAGCTATTCAAGAATTTAAAGATTCTTCTTGGGATTTTGCTGGTGCTGATGATTACGACAATACACTTTAGGGGTTAACATGTCAGCAGAAAAAGCTTGGAGTTTGTTAGATAATAGACCAGTTTTAAAATACGTTCCACAATGCGATGATTATATTGTATATTGGAATGGTATAGTAATGCCTCATAAAATGGCTCTTTGTTTTGGCGGTACATTGTTAAACATTTATCCTACTCCAGAGATGAGGCGAGAATTAAATCTTAACTACCGAAAACTTTACTATGCTAATGCGTTTGAAACATTAGGTAAATGGGATCACATACTAGATGGAAGAAAAGAGCATGAACAAAGAGATATGCATGGCTTTCTTTTTAGATACATAGAAAAGCACCTGAATACTCTTAAAGAACAAAAGATTTCAGGTGCAGAAGTTTTGGGATGGTTTGACTATAAACGAGTTACTAGTTAACAGAGATTTCTGTTAATCCATGTTCTCTGTCTAGATACTTGTATTCTAGTTTAACTGGTTCAAACTGTTCTAGTTCTTTAAAGATAATATCGGTATCTAACTGGCCACAAGTGTACACATCCATTTGAATCAAACTAGGACTTCCCTCATCCCAAACATGTATAGCCATATGACTAGTTTCAATTACTACAACCGCAGTTACCCCTCTATTGCCGGGAACGTCAACATATGCGCTGATAGGTCCCATGCAGATTTTCATACCAATTTTACCTGTCAACTCTTTTAACCAGTTAATAACCCATTCAGGGTCACGGGGTGGGTTATTAATTTCTGCTCTAATAATCAAATGTTTGTGTACTAGCATATTGCATAACTCCTTGAAAGATAAAGATTATTTATGAGTTTTCGTAAGTCATTGATTTTATTAGAGTTTTATTTTTACCCAAAGGCTTGACATTTGGGTATAATGTGCTATTATATACACATAGTCAACGAAAAGGAGCACGAATGCATGAAAAAATATCAAGTAAAAGTACATGACAACGGCGACCGTTTTTGGTATGTCAATGGCAAACGTCACCGCGAAGACGGCCCTGCTATCGAAGGGGTTAATGGCTATCGTGCTTGGTGGGTAAACGGCAAACCACACAGAACAGATGGCCCTGCTTTCGAATATACTACCGGGGTCCGCGTTTGGTACTTCAACGGCAAACTTCACCGCGAAAACGGCCCTGCTTGCGAATATGCTAGTAGCCGTTTTTGGGTAGTCGACGGCAAACGTCACCGCACAGACGGGCCTGCTGTGGAATGTACTAACGGAGACCGCGCGTGGTATGTCAACGATAAACGGCACCGCGTAGACGGCCCTGCTCGTGAATGGGCTAATGGCAGTTGTGAGTGGTATATCAACGGCAAAGAGCTGACCGAACAAGAATTCAATAACTACACCAACCGGGTTCAGATAGTTAGTAAAAAGGCTTGACTTCTTACCCAAACCTGCTATAATTACTTCATAGTCAACGAAAAGGAGCGCGAAATGTCTAAAGCAAAAAGCAAGTTTCAGTTCTACTCTGATCCCGGTCATGGTTGGTTGCGCGTTCCTTATAGCGAATTGGAACGTCTTGATATTGCTGACAAAATTACTCATTACAGCTATACCAAGGGCGATAACGTGTTTCTTGAGGAAGACTGTGATATGTCTACCTACATGAAAGCCAAAAATGCTTTGAATGAAAAAGTTGATATTCAAGTTATTCGCTGCAACCGTCAGAGCCGAATTCGCAGCTATAATAGCTATGGCGGTGCTCGTATGGTTACTCGCAAAAATCTTATGTCAGGTAAAGAGTTTCAGGAACGCGCTGATACCCCGCTGTGCTGCTCCCCTGCTTCGGAAACGTATTGGTCAATGTAAGTTGTTGATTTTCAAAGAGTTTTATTTTCAGCCAAAGGCTTGACTCTTTACCCAAATACTGTATACTAATCATATAGTCAACGAAAAGGAGCAACAAATGAAACTCGTAATTCAGACTCAAGTTCGTGAAAACTACGGTGCGCATGATTGGGACGGTAAAGGTGAGTGCCCGCAGCATTGGAAGTGCAAGGGCGGCGACACTTATGTAGTACCCAATCTCACGGTTACGCAAGTTCTCAAGATCAAGGATACGGGTATTCCTACTCTTAAGTCTTTGGTTGAGACTAGCAACGAGAGTTTTCAAGAGTATGTGATTGATTGGTCAATCATGGACGATGATGCTACTGTGTGCGAAGAATGGGAAACCCCGTTTGAACTGTTCTATGAGCAGGGTCGCTGGGTCGCTAGGCGCACTGTTATGAATGACGCATACGGATATATGCGTCAGGAAGTTGCTTTTAAAACCGAGCAGTATGATATGCAGACCGGTGGCGAACGCGCAAACTACGATGTTTCATATACCTTCAGGGACGGGCGTGTTCTGGGATATAATGATACTTGCAAAGCTTTGAAAGAGCTTAACGCGGCTTGACATTCTACCCAGATAGTGTATAATTATCTTATAGTCAACGAAAGGAGCAAGACAGATGACCATCAAAGATAATACACTGGTTGCTTTTGATGGGAAGCGTAGGATTGCAGTGGCTCGTAAAAAACAGCACGGATGGCTGGTTGTGGCCGATGCTGCATGTTGGCTAGAGACAAAAGATAAGAAAAATGTTTTTGGCATTATGAATCACAGCATGATACTTGTTAAAAATAAATCTGAAGCAAAAAAGTTAATTGATTCAGTAAAATCATACACTAGAGGAGCAAGATAATGAGCAATGTTACTGATATCCGTGTAGGTGATCGTGTACGCTGGGAGTGTCATGCAGGTACCATGCGTGGAGAGATTACATCTATTGATCTGGATCTGAACGCCAATCAAGAATTGATTCCCTGGATCACGATTAAAACTTTTGCACATGAATATTATGGTTTAGAGAAACATGTGCGACTCTGCGGTACTCACGGCTACTTGAAAATGATGAAATTTCAGGTAAACTTTCGTGATGTTGAAAAGCAAAAGGTAGCATTTTAATGCCCAAAATCATCAACATATCTTACGCACAAGCTGAGTCAGGTGACTACCCTCATCCTGGTGATAGCTATCTGATTCAGATTACTGATCCAGGTACCCCTGCTCCTGTTACTGCGCATAGCTATGTTGCCAAGCACCATTTTCAGTTTCATGATGCTGAAGACAACGAGGGCGCTGGAGAATTTCCTTTCGTGCCCAAAAAGCTGATCACAGATGCTCAGGCTCTGGAGATCATAGAAATCTTGGAACTTGCTTTGTTCTACAAACGCCATGTGATAGTACATTGCCATGCTGGATTGTGCCGTAGCGGGGCAGTAGCAGAAGTCGGAGTTATGATGGGCTTTGAAGACACTAAGCGTGTTAGAATGCCCAATCTTTTAGTAAAGAATAAACTAAAGAAGGTATTGGGCTGGACTTATGAGTGAGAAAATGGATTGGCGTGATATACTAAAACAAATGATAGAACAGGCTGCTGAAGGTAACTATGATCATCTTGATAAAAGTGAGCCACGAGTGATCGTTATTCCGCAAGGTGCTGAAGACTCTGTGATTGATTTTTTATCTGAATTAGGTAAACTAGAATTTGAAATGCCTGAACTGGATGCTATTGACACTGAAATTGAAAACCTGATTGACGCTGGTAAGTTTGTGGCGTTTGAGGATGAAGAGAGGATTCACTAATGAGTAATCGCGTATTTAAAGTTTGGATCAACAACAGAGGTGATTGGATAGTAGTATCTGATGCTCGTGATGTCAGTGAAGGTAGACCGCATGCCGCTGTGTTTCCTTTTGGTGATCTTTATGATAAAGAAACACAAACGCGCAGGGCACATGATTATGCTACTTATTTAAACAAACTAAACGAAGCTGCTAAAGTAGCTTACGATCAAATACACTTAGTGGATGTGTTAAAACGATGAACGAACGAATTAGAGAACTTGCTGAACAAGCAAATGTCCGGGACAGCAGTAGTGTAGCAAGATTACCAAAAACATGTCCCTATCCAGCTAATAGAGTAAATCTTTGGAATTGGTATGATTTTACAACATTTGGGGAAGCTCTTACGTCATTTAAATGGTACTGTACAAGGGATGATGAACAGACATTCAGAAAAAACTCCTTAAAGAATGCTTTAGTGCCGAGTAATAAAACATATGGCGAAAATGACATAGTATATTCCTATACCTCTAGAGGGCATCGCGCAGGTTGCGCCCCTTCAGAATTTGAAGATGCCCGAAAATATAAAACTTTGATGGTAAGTGGATGCTCATTAACTGAAGGGATTGGCTTGCCGGAAGACCACATTTGGCATAGTTTTTTGACTGACATGATTTGCACACAAATTAGTGCACCTATAGCAAAATTAAATTTAGGGAAGGGAGGTAGAAGCTTAGATGCAGCTATACGATATGTGTATACTGCAATTGAGCATGATAATGCTAGTCCTGATATGGTTTATTTTTTATTTCCACCTGTTACTAGAAAAGAATTAATAATAACTGACGATAAAAATATACCGTATATTTGGCATTATTTAGGTTATTTGCGTCCCGGCGCATCGCACATCGCGACAGCAGCTCACGAAGCGATGACAAAAAATATTAACTACAGACAATTATACCATGACTGTTTTCGTAGTCTACTGTTCATCAAATATTTTTTACAATCTAAAAATATACCGTGGTTCTTTAGTTTTTGGGGTAATGACCTTAGTGCTTATAATATAGCCGCTCACACCGAAGATACAAATATAGATTGTTCTATACCTGAAGAATTACAGAATCACTACATTGATGCTCATCTACGAGACAAAACGCTATATGAAAATTTGTTTGTTCAAACGATAGCAAGAGACTACGTTCATCCGGGCCCCAATGAACATTATGATTTGGCTAAGCAGATGTACCAACAATTACAATCTAATACAACTTTTATTGAAATAATTAACAAATGGAAAAAAGATGAAAACAAATAAAAAACATTGGTATTATGCGAGGATAGTTTTAATTATGGAATTGGATGTGATAAAGCGATGAACGAACGAATTTTAGAAATTGCTAAACAAGCAAATGTGTTGGCGGATTTTGGCGATGACATCACTGTGGGTAGATACTCAATTGGTGGAAGTTACGAACAGATGGAACAGTTCGCCGAGTTGATTGTGAAAGAATGTGTAAATGTTGTGGACGGTGGAAGTTTTCTACATGACCAAGCACCTACTGCTATATTTGCCAAAGAATGTAGTGCTGCGATTAAAAGACATTTTGATATTAAATGATCCTAAAGCGTAGGCATGTTGCCAAAGCTATAAGTTGGCGAATAATAGGTTCAATTGACAGTTTACTAATTGCATGGTTAGTAACTGGTAGTTTTGAATTAGGTGCGATACTGGGAGGAGCAAAGTTAGTAACTGCTACAGTATGGTACTACATGCACGAAAGAATATGGTATAAATACATTAAATTTGGTATAACAAATAAACAAAGTGAGGATATATGAACAACTATTTTCCTGATATGGAAAACCCTTGGGTACGCAGACCTCTTATTATTTTGATGGCATTGTGTGCTGCTCCCTTTCTGTTACTACTGATTGTTGCTGAGGTGCTTTGGGAAACAGCAAAGGCCATGGTTGGGATTATAAGAAATCAGATTAAAGAAACAGCACCCACTTTTAAAAATATCGTTGATCAGATCAAGGAAACTTGGTAACCAACTAAGTCATTGATTTTATTAGGATTGCTAAACATAACCTGAAACTGTAAGTGATTGATTTCATTACAGTTTCAGGTTTTTCTTTTTTACAGCAGCATCAACACTCACATAAGTATCCTAGATGTTGAGCAGGTAACGTAAGCTATTGATTCTTTGTTAAAAATCTCTTTATAAATCAACAACTTAGCTTAGTGGTTTCTTTAAAATAATAGAAAATATCTTAGCCAAAGGCTTGACTCTTTGCCCAAATGTGCTATAATAACTACATATAGCAAACAACACGAAGAAATCAGACATGAAAAGTTACGCATCAGCAATTAACCGTATCATCAAAAATGTTACCGGTCTGACAGTTGCCAAAACTCGCAGAGACAACTTTAACTACGGTGATTATCGCGGGTATAAATATCGCGTTTATGATAATCGGTCAACCAGGACTGGTCCCTGGACCCCGGACATCAGCAAAGCTGAGGCGAATACTATAGCCGCTCAGATTCGGAATCTGGGACCTGGACTGAAAGTAACTGTGTATGAAGGTGATGTTACTGTAACTCAGACTGTATAAAAGCACTGATTTCCTTAGGAAAATTATTTCACCCAAAGGCTTGACTTCTTACCCAAATATGCTATAATAGCTATACAAATTGAGAAAAGGAGCAGTAAAATGATTTCAGAAAAAGCGTATATCACTAATCGTTTTCAGCGTGACTTGGTAAGCGTACAAGCCGAGATTGCTGAATTTACTGCTAAAATGGCAGTTGATGCTGCTTATACTCTTACTTGGGGTATTTCAGTTTTTCAAGCTGCCGCCAAAGAACGTGTGTTAAAACAAGTACTTGAAAGCATTGAACAAGGTGACGATATAGTTTCTATCGTTACTGATCGCGTTATTCATAAAGCCAAGTACCCAGCACAAAGTACTTTACCAACTTCAAATCTTATTGAACAGTATGAATTGGCTGCACTGGCTGAAGTATTGAGCGCAATTAAAGACGTTCAGGAGTTCAATAAGGCTTGACATTTGGGTAATTTCTGCTATAATAGCTATACAAATTGAGAAAAGGAGCGAGTCTAGATGTCATACAAAGTTTACCAGCTTAAGATTGCAAGACAAGTGTACGATTACGTTAATGAAGTCGGACACGCTGAAGCTGCTGTTAAATACCCCGAATATAAAGTTTCAATGGACATCCGCTTTCAAGGTTCTGCTAAGTGGGAACCATCAATGTTCGCCTACTTTACCCCCGTGTGTGAAATTGCCGCTAGTGACTTAGATGAAGTATTTCATGTCGGTAATGTCGGTCCTGAAGCAAAAATAGTTCGCCTTGACCGTATGCATTCTGTCAGTGTCGGCGATATCATCCAAGATCCAACCGGTGAGTTTCACATGGTTGACGATTTCGGTTTCAACAAAATTCAAGTACTGATCTAAAAGGCTTGACTAAAATAAAGAGGATCAAATTATGATTACAGTCAAATTTTATGTAAAGAAAGAAACCTACGAGTTCACCGCTGAGTCCATTGGTAAGGCGATGGAAATGTGTAACCGTCAGGTTATTGACAAGTTGGATTTGCATCCCATGGTATGGGCTGATGCTGGTAAGAATGAATTTGTATGTCAGCCCGGCAACTTTTTTGATTAAGGCTTGACTTCTTGCCCAAATCTGCTATAATAGCTTTATAGTCAACGAACAGGAGCAAACAGCATGACAGACTACTCAAAACGCACTCCATTCACACGACACGGTGGTGCTTATGATCGTGGTGCAGCAGATGCTTTTTACGGTCGCCCTTATACGCCCCATTACTTTACTGGTGCTACTTACTCTTCAACTAAGATTGAAGAAGTAGACATGAGTGCTGAAGAAGTGGCTGCATACAAGCAGGGCTATGCTGACAATGCTGATAACCGAAAGGAGTGGAACTAACATGAACTGGAACTTGGAAGGTCTTCGCGTTAAGGGTCGTTACATGGATTCGGTAAATGTAAGCGGTGTGGTCAAACTCAGCCGTGTAGCATTTGGCGGTGAAGTTCAGCATCATGTTACAGTTGACAAAGGGTTTTCCCTGTTTAAGGGCGCAGTAAAGCGCGATGCAGGCGAAACTGTAATCCTGGAACACAAGTTTATTACTCAAGTTTTTAGCAGCCTTAACGAGTTTATCTAATATGATAGCAGTTAAAGAAGTTACTCTTTGGGATATGGAAAGCCAGCCCAATCACATCTATCTGTTAGATGGTGACAAGATCATGGCTTACATACCCATGGGTAAAACTGAGCCTACTTATCTTAACCGCCCTATGAGAATAGACCAGCGTGGCCGCAAGTTTCAAGAACTAAAGATCAGCCCTTTCAAAGCACAAGTAAAGTCAACACTGATTGAAATCAAAGGTAGCAAGGGCAACAGTTATTGGGTGGACCCAGACAAAAGTACCTGCTCTTGTCCAGCGTTTAAGTTTGGCAAAGGTACTTGCAAACATATCAAAGAGGTGTTATAATACTTGTTATGACCATGCATCTTATTAAGGGCGTATGTACTTTAAGTACACGCAAGCCCAAGCAAAAAATCACAAAGGCTAAACAGGCTCAGCTAGTGCAAGACTTCAAAGAGTATAATAAATTCTTGAAGTCCAAGCACATGGCTAAAATTACTTTTGAAGAATATGTTGACCAAGTATTTGGTAGGGTAACTAAAGAGAAAAAGAAAACAGAAACCTTTGTGAGTAATATCCCGACAACTTACCGTGCTAATACATACGCTAGTATAACGGGTACTGGTTTGGCTGTCTGTTCAAAGCAACAACCGCAAACATATTCAGGTGAACAAAAACTCTTGGGTATTGCTACCCTCCACAAGTCTAACATGGTTCCTGTGTTTGCTAAACAAGATGCAGTAGATATTGCTAATATGCGTAGAAACTAATATGAAAATAGCACTAGCCAGTGACATACATTTGGAGTTTGGTGACTTAGAGTTTACCAACGAAGGTGCTGATGTATTAATTTTAGCAGGTGACATTATGATCGCCCAGTACCTCTATGACCATAGCGCCGACTCTATTCAACGCTCTATTGATCTTGGCAACAAGTTGGGTGATAGACAAAAAGAAGCTATCAAGTACAGAGGTTTTCTAGAACGAGCAAGTAGCCAATTCAAGCATGTAATCATGATTGCAGGTAATCATGAGTTTTATCATGGTCGGTGGTATCAAGCACTTGAGACTATGAAACTGGAATGTAATCAGTTTGCAAATATCTATTTCTTGGAAGATCAAGTTAAAGAAATAGACGATGTTATGTTCGTTGGTGCTACGCTTTGGACTGACATGAACAACAATGATTGGCATACAAAGTACCAAGTCAAGCAGGGTATGAGTGATTTTAGAATCATTAAAAATGATAAGAATGGATACCATAGCTTACATCCAGATGATGTTATCGTTCGTCATAATAAAAGCTTGGAGTTTATAAAAAATACAGTTGCTAATACTAGCAAAAAAATAGTAGTAGTAACTCATCACGCTCCTAGTGATCTTTCGGTAGCTGAATGTTATAAAGACCAACATTTAATGAACGGCGCATATAGGACCAACTTGGAAGAGGTTATCATGGATAGCAACATTACCCAGTGGTATCATGGTCACACACATCATGCATTTGATTACATGTTGGGTAATACTCGCGTAGTGTGTAATCCTAGAGGTTATCACGGTCACGAGCCAATTGCTGAAAACTACAAGTTTAAGTATTTGGACATCTAAAATAAACAAAATTAACCTTTTCTATTGCTTTCATATACTTACTATTGTATTATATGTATACGCTGTAGGTTTATACGAAATGCAGCGAATAAAATAGGAAATCAAAAATGATGACAGAAACTAAAACTCAGCGTCTAGTAGAGGCGCTTAAAAACGGTGAAGAACTTACTGCTAAGCAAATTGCAGCACGATTTAACATCGCAAACCCAACCGCTACTGTAAGCGATCTTCGCCTTCGTCACGGCTACGCAGTATATGCTAACCGTAAGACTGACACAAAAGGTCGTGTAAGCACTAAGTATCGCATTGGCAATCCTAGTCGCGCAGTGGTAGCTGCTGGTTACCGCGCATTGGCTGAAATGAACGAAACTGTTTAATAGCAGATACTAAAGGTTCTTGAGCGGGTCCTTTCTAAAACCCGCTTTCTTTTTTAAGGCTACTATGAACATCTTTCATAAATTGATGACCAAACTAGGTAGATACCGTCTTATTCTTGATCGTCAATCGCATGAACAATACATGCACCGATATTATCTTTTGTTCAAAGATCGGGTATCGTTTCCATTTAATTTACTTTTGCATAAGATTGTAAGAAGTGACGACCCGGTTTATCATGACCACCCATGGGACTACACTACAATCGTTTTAAGAGGCGGTTATTGGGAACACACTCCCCAATTCTGTCAAGGTAAAGTAATAGCAGATCAAGTAGTTTGGCGTGGTTTTGGTAGTATTATTAGTCGCGGCGCACATGAATTTCATTGGCTTGAATTAGATAACAATCAACCAGCTGTAACTCTTTTTATCCCTAAAAGAAGAAAAAGAGATTGGGGCTTTTTAGTAAACGACAATTGGATTATTCACACTGAGTATCTAGTAGACTAATTATGGAACTGTTAATACCATTTATAATAATCTTTTCAGTAGTGTTATGCTTACTTAATATTTTTGCTAACTACCAGTTAAAGAAACTAGATAAACTAATTGAGAAAAAAGTACGCGATAGCATACCAACTATGTTTACTGAAATTGACGGTAATACTGTTTACTTGTATGACAAGAAAACAAACAATTTTCAATGTCAAGCCGCAACAATAGAAGAGCTTGCTGAAAAATTGCTAGAAGTAAGAAAAATAGAACTAGCAAAAGTAACTCACAATAACAAAGAAATTTGGTTTGTTACTGGTGATGTTTTAGATGAAATTGAATTTGAAATTAATCCTAAGGAGTAATGAATATGCCCTTGTTAGAAATTTATAAGTCTTTTGGTGATTTAGCAATAATAACAAGCGGATCACTTGCTGTGATTTATGTTGTGTTGTCATTAATTTACTTTGTATATAGGTATGCTAAGGGTGATGACATTCCTAAATTTACTAGCATTCCTACCTTAACTATAACAAACCTATCAGATATAAGATTTTATATAAATCCCTTTTACTTCAAACATCCTGTTAATTGTCTGATGACAGCAATGAGTATTTTTCTCATACCGTTTATAGTAGCAGTTGGTTGGCCAGTAGTAATACCATTAGCAGTAATTTGTTACTTTATACAAAGAACAAGAAAAGTTAACCTTGACAAGAAAAAAATGTGGGAAGAGTTAAAGTCTTAAATAATACTATGAAACCAAAGTTTGTAAAGTATTATATGGAAATAGCTGAACTTACTGCTAAGCTTAGCTATGCTGTTCGTTTGAATGTTGGTGCAGTTATCGTTAAGGGTAATCAGATACTAGCATCGGGTTTTAACGGTATGCCTTCTGGTTGGGAAAATGTATGTGAGGAAAAACAATGGTTAGAATCTGATGCTGGTATGTGGTTGGACGCAGAAGATATTGAAGAAGAATGGCCATTCAAGGAATACAGACCTGATGCGGGCAGAGAAATGAGATATAAGCTTAAATCCAAACCAGAGACAATGCATGCCGAAAGAAACGCCCTTGACAAGGTTGCAGCAAGCAACGAAAGCACACTGGGTGCTACACTGTTCGTTACCCACTCGCCTTGCTTAGAGTGTGCTAAAAGCATTTACAATACCGGTATCAGTGATGTATACTACAAGCACGATTATCGTTCAAATGACGGTATTGAATTCTTAAAGAAAACTGGAGTTAAGGTCCATAAGTACGCTGAACCTGACTTATAAATCTAAACTATCTATTCCTTTTGGAAAACTTCAATCAGTCTTAGACTGGTGTTACCGCAATTGCAAAGAAAAATGGTCCTATCATGATGATACAAGTCTTAGTAGCTATAATTGGACAAAAGCCATTCTTGATAAAACTAACAAATACAACTTAGATTATGTCTTTTCTTTTGAATCTGAAAAAGACTATCTTGCCTTTATCCTTGTTCACGAATAAATAATAATATGAAAATTAAAGAATTGTTTGAAAATACTACACAAAAGATGCCGCATGTATTTCTTGACATGGATGGTGTACAGGTGGATTTTGCTGGTGGAATACAAGATGCTATTGGAGTGTCACATAAAGAAGCTAAACAAAAAACTGAAGATGAAATTGAGCGTTTAGCACATAGTTCTCCTAAAGCAGTTTACGAATTCTTTGCTGAGCTTAAACAATTACCAGGTGGTAAAAAAATCACAGATTGGCTAAATAGTAATAACATTTCTTATACTATTTTAAGTGCGCCTCTAAGAGGCCCATACGCAAAATCTAGTATAATGGGTAAGCAAGCATGGTTACAAAAGTATACGCCAAACGCTGTTAAAGGTGCTATCTTTAAACATGACAAGCACGAACACGCACTAGACGGCGGCAGACCAAACATCTTGATTGATGATTATGGTAAAAAGATTAATGCATGGCAACAAGCTGGCGGTATTGGTATTAAGCATGAAGATGAATATGAAACACCTGATGCTGCGGAAAGAACTATAAAAAGATTAGAAAAAATCTTTTTCAACAAGGATAACAACAATGAGCAATGATGGCAATGATGTAATAAGAGATATCTTTAAAAAGATAAACGAGCTAAGTGTCGAGGATGATACTAAAATAAGCTTATACGACAGTTTTGATATTGAGCTTTCAGAAAGCTTTGTGATTGAAACTGGCGTAGTCGGGTTTACTGAAGATGGTATTATCGTTGAAGCTGATGAATCTATGCTTGAGTTTTTAGACTTTAATGGTGTGTTGTTAGAGTCTGAAGATTTAGATGAAGCAGAATATCAAGGCAGAAAAGTTCCTCTTGGCAAGCCAATGGCTGGAGATGTAGCCAAATCGAAGGTCTATGTCCGTAAGCCAAACGGCAAAGTAGTTAAAGTAAACTTTGGCGATAAAAACATGCGTATAAAAAAGTCTAATCCTGCTCGTAGAAAATCATTCAGAGCTAGACATAACTGTGATAATCCCGGGCCTCGCTGGAAAGCACGTTATTGGAGTTGCAGGGCTTGGTGATGTTACCTTTTATTATTGACTTATCATTCTAAAGTAAATATAATAACAACATGGCCAATCAACCCGGTAAAGACAATTTACGTTATGAAACTATTACTCACGAAGCCGACGACGGCTCAGGAGATTTAATTCTTCCTATTCCGCCTCATTTACTAAAACAAATGGGATGGAAAGAGGGTGATGAACTAGACATAGGCGTAGGAGAAGATGGCCGCATTTTTATTAAAAAGGTATATAAATGAGTCAACAAACTATTACATCACTTGAATCTATCAGTGCTCAGGGAATTTACACTACAGGTACCACGCTGTCTCCTTATACTATCAACACCGGTACGGCAGGGCAAACACTAAGTGCGGCAGGGCAAACACTAATGTGGAATGGTATTAACACAAGTTGGGATACTACTATTACAAGTAATAATCCATTACATGTTAAAGGTGATGCTGAAATTGAGGGTGATCTAAAAATAAAAGGTAAAAGTTTAGCAGACGCAATAGATAATATTGAAAAACGATTAGCTATTTTACACCCTAATAAAGACTTAGAAGAACGTTGGGAACAGTTAAAAGCACTAGGCGAACAGTATAGAGAACTTGAAAAAGATATCTTAGAGAAAGAAAAGATTTGGAACACAATTAAAAAATAGGAGCAATAAAAACCACTTATATGGCCAAAGAAGACAATACAGTAAAGCTAGAAGGAGACATAGTAGATGTTATGCCAAATGCTATGTTTAAAGTCAAGACTGAAATAGGACATACTATTCTCGCACACATATCTGGCAAGATGCGTCAGAATCAAATAAGAATTTTGATGGGTGACAAAGTTGAAATAGAATGCTCACCCTATGATTTGAATCGTGGAAGAATCACTAGACGAAAGTAACTTAATTCTCGCACAATCATAAATACTAGATTATGCGCGATATTATAAATTTATTAGAACAAAAGTCAAAACCTCAAGACATTGAGATAATCAAACGCAACTTTACTGATAGTGAAGTTAGTCCCGTTATGAGTAAAGATACCATAGAACTACACTATGGCAAACTTGCCCACGCTTATGCTACGCGATATAATGCTGGTGAAGGAGATCCTGAGTTTAATTTCGCAGGAGCATTTTTACATAACACGTTATTCACTCAGTATCGTGAAGTAAGAAACAACAATAAACCTAATGGTCCTGTGTTAAGTTTTATAAACAAACACTTTAAAAGTTATGAAAACTTTAAAGATGAGTTTTTGAAAGAAGCTATGACTATACAGGGATCAGGTTGGGCTTACTTGGCCTACGACGGCAAGATTAAAACAATCAAGAATCATGAAGTCAGAGATGATATATTGTTACTCATTGACTGGTGGGAACATGCATTTTTGTTGGACTATGGAACTGACAAAGAAAAGTACTTAAACGAACAGTGGAAGATTATCAACTGGAATGTGATATCTACCAGGTGGGGTAAGAGTTTATGACACATGATCAAGAACTAGCACAGTGGAAAAGAATAGCTGGTATAAAAGAAACTAAAGAACAATCAACTACAGAACAACTAAGTTATAAGATTGGATCACCAGAATGGTTTAATAGACCGGTAAATACTGACAGTTTCCCTCAAGGGTTTAGAGGAAGAGTAAAGAAAAGATGAGAGCTAAAGAGTTTTTAACAGAACAACAGTTATCAGATGTACATGATGCGCTAGATGTAGCAGCGTTATCGTTACCAAATACTTATATGATGCCAGAAATAAACAATAGTAATTTTTATGACATTTATCGTTTTGGTCTTGCGGTAGCAGCAGTGCGAGGTGAAAGCGGGAATGATAATGTACATGCGCATAAAACTCCAGAGTTTCGCGCTCAAAGTAAGTGGGGACCTAATTTAATAATAAGTAGCTTTGATCCCGATGTTAAACAAGTAATTCAACAAGCATTGAAAAAAGTTAATAAGAAGGGAATAAAAACAGTAAGTTCACAAGGTAGTGACGAAATGTTAGACACAAATAAAGGATCTCCAGTAAAAGGATTTAAAGGATATCCAAAGTGAGAGCAACAGATTTTATTACGGAAGCACCATTACAAAGCTATGACACCATGGGCGACTTTAATAAACCGGGGCCATTCAAAGGACCTGATAAGAAACTAGTGCCTCATCCTACAAATATCTTAAAGACACAAAGATTCTTAGAAAAGACTCCCTACGACTTTAGACTGTTCTTTAGCAACATATCGGGTACTGGTAAGTACTCTGAGTATGGCCCGGCTGATGCTGCTAAACTACAAGAAATCTTTGGCGATGAGCAAGCACAAAAAATAATCGCAGGTAGTGAAGATGCTATCACTGTAGTTTTCGTAGGAAATGCAGGTGATGCTAAAGTGCCAATGACCCCATGGATCATGGCTCACAGATTTGGTCATGCTATTCAAGCGGGTGTTCGTAAAAATACAGGATGGAGTACTTGGAAAGAAGCAGAAAAACATTTCTTTAATCAAGTTAACTCTATGCTGTATGAATACTATAATAAAGGCAGAGCATACGGTGGATCTGGTTCTATGAAATCAGACTTAACTCCAGAATACAATGCTCTGTTCAATGCTATCGGTACTCAGCGTAGTAGTAGAAACAATGAAATAAAAAGACCGTATGAATTCTTATATGAAATATTTGCTCAATACTTAGGCACCGGTAAAGTAACTTTTAAACCATTACCTGGTAATCTAGGTTATGGCAGAAAAGTATGGGGCAATCCTTCACAATACTTAAACATGAAACCTGAATATAAAAACAACGAAGACGCTAGAGAAGCAGCAGAAATATTAGGTAGAGACATGGAGTACATGTTTGATGATGTACTATCTAGTTCTGTTGGTAAAATCTTTGTGATGTAACAAGTGTCCTATTTTATTTAGGTATGATAAATACATCATACAGGACTAATATAAATGGCTATACAAGGTTTACAACAAATCAATATAGGGCTCCCTAATGAATCTACAGGCAGTGATTCACTATACGCTGCCTTCAATAAAACTAAAGACAATTTTACTAATTTATTTGCTAACGCTAGCCCTACGCCTTTAGCAGGTAACGGTATAGCAATAAGCAACGTAGCTAACGCTATTACTGTATCTGCTAACTTAGTAGCAGGTAATAACATTATACTTACTAACTCTAACGGAGCAATCATAATTGACTCGTTAGGTGGCAATGGGGGTGGTAATGGTACGATCACTGGAGTAATCGCCGGTACTGGTTTAACAGGCACCGGATACTTTGGAAATGTTACTTTAAACTTAGCAAGTTCAGGAGTAGCTGCTGCTCAATATACTAATCCCACAATAACAGTAGATGCAACAGGAAGAATAACAAGTGCGTCTACTAATGTTATTGCAGGTACTGTTACTAGCGTAGGCTTCATACCAGGAGCAGGAATTCAAATAAGCGGCGGCCCTATTACTTCTAATGGTAACATTACAGTTACGAATACGGGTGTTACAAGATTATCAGCCGGATCCGGAATAACATTAAGCGGTAGTACTGGCAATATTACTGTATCGGCTGCAAGTTCAGGTGCAGTTACTTCAGTAGGTATATCAAGTTCTCAATTAGTAGTTGCCAGCAGCCCGGTAACTTCAGCGGGAACTATTTCTGTTAACTTACCAAACAATGTTACTTTCTCTGGTAATATAGTAACTAGCAACATTGCTGCTAATAGTGTATCTATCACGAGAACTGCTAATGCAGTAGGTGCAGGTGCTACTGTAGGTGCTAGTTCAATCCTTACTGTTAGTTCTGCTTTTGGAAGCAGTGATCCTAATAGTCCAGCAAGCGCACAGGGTTTACGTGGTCGTATTACGGGTTCTAACTTAACTGGTAATAGCAACTATTTAACCGGTGTTACTGGACAATACTTAATTACTGGAACAAACGCAAGTAATTTTATAAAAGCCGGGGTGCTTGGTGTTGTGGGCGATCAAACAACTACTGCGGACGCTGCGGTTGTTGCTTATTTAGATGGTGACGGTGGTTTAACAACTGCTACTGCTGCTTATGGCGTAAGCATGAAAAATAGCACAGGTGGTTCAGGATTTGATTATGGTCTTGACTTACAATGGATCAATCTAGGACTAGTTGGACTGGATGTTCCATTTAAACAAGCAGATATTCGTTTTAATAATGGTGTTGAATTAATTGCTAACACCGCCAATGCTGTAAGTATAAATGCAAACGTTACAGTTGGAATGGTGGTAAAATCTACCGCAGCATTGTACTCTGCTTTGCCTTCAGCATCTACTGCAGGAGCAGGTAGTAGAGCATTTATTACAGATGGTAATTTAGTAGCAGCAGGAAATTTCGGAGCCATGGTTTCCGGAGGCGGGGCTAACAATGTTCCGGTATATAGTGATAGCACTAACTGGCGTATAGGATAAAAACAGGAAAATAAAATGAGCATATCAAGTATTAAAATAACAGCACTTAACAATATAGGAAACTCAATAGCTTATACTACATTAGTACCAGTAGTAAACATGACAGGTACACCTACAACAGAAAAAGCAAACTTACAAATACTAGGTAACTTGATTTTGAGTGGAGCAGGCGGCTCTTATTTTGCTGCTGCTGCCCAAGCTATCAATGCACAGACAGTAAGTAATGCTGCGCAACCTGCTATTACATCAGTAGGAACACTAGCAAATCTTACAGTAAGTGGATTATCAAATTTAGGACCTGTTAGTAATGTTACTATCACCGGCGGAACAGCAGGTTATGTTTTATCTACTAACGGCAGCGGAGCATTATCTTGGGCATCTCCCGGGGCAGGTGCGACCGGAGTAACAGGTGCGACCGGAGTAACAGGCGCCGCAGGTGCTACTGGAGTAACAGGCGCCACCGGGCCTACTGCTAATTTACTAGCATTAACAGATTTAATACCTGCAACTGATGACGCATCTGACCTAGGTAATACTACACATAGGTGGAGAGATTTATATCTAACAGGAAATACACTATATCTAGGTAATGCTACAATCACTGCTAACGGCAACAGTATTGTTATGGATAGTATTGAATTAACTGGCGGCAATATCGGTACTTTGGGAAACATTGCAAGTATAAATCTAAACGGTAGCAATGCTAATGTGTTGTACGGTAACGGAGTATTTGCGGCAGTAGCCGGCGGGGGCAACGGTACACCTGGTGGTTCTAATACACAAATACAGTTTAATGACAATGGTAATTTTGGTGCTAATTCTGGTTTTACATTTGACAGTGCTACCGGCAATATTGGCATCCCAGGAATTATTATTGGATCCAATACAATAGAATTTGACAACCGTGCTACTGGTAACGGTGCAGATATCAATCTATATTCAGCCGACGATATTACACTACAAGCCCGTGATCGTGATATAGGATCTACCAGTGAAGGTGGTGACATTAATATCTATGCAGGTGATAGTGCTGAAGATGGTGATTCTAGCGGCGGTGATGTTATCATTGAAGCCGGTCGTGGTGGCGCAGCCAATCTTGATTTTGGTGGTGATGGTGGATTCATTCGTATAGAGGCCGGTCGAGGCGGTAATGCCGTAGGTGCTAATTACTCTGCACAAAGCGGCGGTTCTCTTACACTTAATG